CAGGCGGCCGACTGGCAGCAGTTCGAGAGGGAGAAGGACGTCTTGCCCAATCTGCGGTGGATGCCTTCCACCTCGGTCAATCCCGGGAAGGACCACATGGTATTCTGGGGGACAGTTCGACCCATCGATGACCCGTTCTGGAACGAGCACCGCCCGGGCGACCGCTGGAACTGCAAGTGCGACCTCTCCTCGACGGACGACCCGGTGACCGAAATCCCCGACTTCACGAAAAAGGACAACCCGCACCCCGGGCTGGACAACAATCCGGGAAAGGACGGCAAACTGTTTTCAGATTCGCACCCATATATAGAGAATGCGTATAAAGGGGCAAAGAAAGCAGTTGATAAGCTGACGGCTCGCATCGATAAAATGATTGCTGAAATGCCGGATAATCTTACAAAAGAAGAAAAGATTGCCATTGCCAGAAATAACCTTGAAATTGAAAAGGCCCTCAAAATTATAAAGAAGAAGCCGATGAGTGTGGAAAAAGCAGATAAGCAGAATGCCAACCCGAATCATGTAGATGAGTTCATTTTGGATTCCAAAGGGGCTTATCAGGACAAAAAAGGGCATAAATACAGAAAAAATAAAAAGTACAACCGAAAGAGGGATTATCCGTTCAGCATAAACTGCCAAACCTGTGCACCGGCTTATGCTTTACGATTAAGAGGATTTAATATTACGGCAAAAGGGAACACTCCGGGTTCCAAACTCGAATATTTAAGCAAAGGACGTGCCTTTGAAGTTTGGAAGAACACAGATGGAACACCAGCGAAACATGTTAGTATAAACGACTGGTTGCGGTCTAAGGATTACTTGAAAATGACACCTCAAAGGTATATGGAATATTTTAACGAAGTCTGTAAGGATGAAGGAGTCTATGAATTATGTATAGGATGGAAAAGTGGCGGTGGACATGCAACTATTTTGCAACGGTTCAAAGATGGAGAACTGAGGTATATAGAACCACAAAGCGATAATTCAAAAGGCTCTGGAATGGAATGGAAAGATATCAAATATTTGTGTGAAATAGGAGCTCCAAACTCACACAATTGTAGAGGCATTATGAGAATAGATAACAAATTATTCAATCTAAATTTCCTTAGTATCTTTAATATATAAGTCAATGAAATCAAAAACAGAAGGCCCGGTTATTTCGACTGCCTCACCTCCCTTATATAAGTACAAAAATGGGAATCCTACAACGGTATCGTCCGGGAGACGAAGCAACCATGCTTTTTGGTTGTCGACATCACCTAGATATTCAAGGTGTCCACCGTACTGTTCCATTACACTACGAGCCTCGTTCTTTACTTGTTCAGGTATGTTCATAACATAATATATTAAAGATAATTTGATACCTCGTACAAAATTACGAATTATTCTTGAATTACTGTACCTTATGGATATAAAAGATTTTGCAAAATTGATAGAACAGAAACACAAGGAGCTGGATGAGATGATGCGCCGTAAGATGCCAGTTGTGGCTGGACGTATGG